TTCTAGAGGAATTTCCAATCCTCGAAAATGTCGGAAGTGAAAAGCAGACTTCCCGCGAGACATCTGCCCGAACTGCCGGTTGGCAGTACCGGTGATGCTGCCGCGATGGGAGGAGCTCCTGTCCAGGAGCGCCCCGCCGTGAATGGTACCTCACGGTTGGAAACTCTCGTCGCTGAAACCTTGCACCATTGTCTTTCAGGGTGTAAGGGGTCTCAGAAGGAACTAGAAGACCTATCAGCGTACGTACGTTCGCTCGCAATCCCCTTCCTTGCCAGAAGAAGTACGTCTGGCTGGATTCGAGGAAATGAGTTGTCGAGATTCAAGGATTCTATGCGCGTAACAACGCAACGCATAAGATCCAAAATGAATGATCTCAACGACGAGCAAACGTTTCTGAAGTACTGGCTAAATGTCTTTCATTGCCAGGTCTTCAGGGACGGTCAGCGACCGGAAAAAGACAAGATCGTTGACGAATCTTTGTTCGTTGGATGGTGTCGCCGTTTCATTGCTCGGGCCATCGCCCATAGAGATGTGAGTTTCATTTATTCACTCTCCAAGGGCTCGAAACTTTCTTGGCCCATGCTCTCCGACAAAAAGAAGGAAAAGGCCTTGAGAAAGCATAAGGCCGCGTTGTCAGCCCCAAATCCGAAAGTTCTTCCGGATGAACTTGCCGACGAGATAGAGAGGACCTCGCGAGAAGTCTTCTCCGACGTGGGCAGGGCGCCGACAAAATTTTGTCCTTCTTCCTCTGCTTGCTTGCAGGCGGGGCGTCGCGGAGGCGGTCCACTGTCCCTCTTTCCCCCTCCTGAACTTCAGCATAGTCCTCTTGGTCATCTCCGTGACCTCGCGAATTCCCTCGATGCCTGGATTCGAGTTCAGAGCCTCGCTAGCCTTGATGCTTTTCTAGGCGAGCTTGAGGCCGGAGCCGTCCAGGGCCGTCCCGGCGATTTACGAGATCTCGGACCCTTTGATCTCGATGTTGTTGCAATCCCGGAACCGGGTAAGTTCAGGATCATTTCGAAGGGTGATGGGTATCTGTACACCGCCCTGCAACCTCTTCAGGGCGAAATGCTGTCTTCCTGGAAGCGCACAGATTGGTCATCGATGTTTCATGATGACCTCACTGAATCTGTTCGGATCCTCGACAACGCCGTTCCGTCGGGGGATTGGGTTTCCGTGGACTACGAGAGCGCAACCGATCTGCTCTTTCGAGCAGCGACGATTCACGCCCTCGCGGGCTGCAAGAACTCAGCCTCCTACGATTTGGCGTATATGTCTTTCTTCGCTGGAACCGGATGGTACAGTGACCTTGCGGGTCGAAACGCAACATTGGAAGATCATGTTCGCGAGTCTGCAGCGTTGGACGAGGGCCAACCGATGGGTCACGTTCTCTCCTTTCCCCTTCTGTGTGTGATAAATCTTGCGATCTATCGCTACACAGTTAGGAAGTGGACTCAGAGCGTCCCGTTTGACTTGCCGAATCGGGAGGAGGAGCGGAAGAGGCGATTCGGGCTTGGAGCAATTCTTCTCCAACATGTTCTTGTGAATGGAGATGATATGCTCTTCAAGGCCGAAAAGTCTCTCTCGCAACTCTTCTATCAGACATGCAAGCTTGTTGGTTTCAAGATTTCCGTAGGGAAGAACTATATCTCCCCTGACTGCTGCATGATGAACTCGCAGGTCTTTCGACGGGTGTCCGGCCGAATGGAGCGTGTGGGTTATCTGAATCAGAGACTACTTCTTGGCATGAATGTCAAGAAGCAGGGTCTGTCTCAGGCGATCCCAACTCAGTTGGGCAAGGACATCGGAAAGATGGTTTCTCTCGCTCCCTGGACAGGTTGCACTATACCAATGTGCTTCCGCAGGTTTGAGCAGGACTGCGGGTGTTTTCATCCCAACTGGTTCTTGCCGGTGACCCTAGGCGGG